AAATTAACAAGCTCATTGAGTCGGCAGGCCTGCCCGACGACGAGCAGCTTAGCCGCAGCGGCTTAAACCGCTACGCCACCCGCATGACCACCGTGGGCGGGCGCATCCAAGAAGCTCGCGAAGTCTCTAAAATGTGGGTTGACCAGCTAGGTGGTAAGCCCACCGGCGAAGTATCAAAAGTGCTTATCGAAATGGTCCGTACCTTAGCCTTTGACTCAGTACTCACCTTGAGCGAATCAGGCGAACCCGTGCCACCCAAATTTATAAAAGAGCTGGCCATCGGTGTTGAAAAGTTAGAGAAAGCCGCTAGCGAATCCAATAAACGCGAGCAAGAAATCCGCAAAGCCATGGCACAAGAGGCAGCAGATTTAGCCGCCACCGTGGCAAGTAGTGCGGGCATGACAGCCGAAGGCGTAGCCAAAATCAAACGCGAAATATTGGGCATTGCCTGATGCAAGCGTCCTTTATCCCCTTTGATCCAAATGAACTACTCATTGGCTACCAAAAACGCTGGGTAGCCGACGAGTCACCTTTAAAAATTGCCGAAAAAAGTCGACGTACCGGTTTAACCTGGGCAGAGGCCAGCGACGCAGTATTAACCGCCAGCCGCACCCGCAGCGCCCAGGGCACCAACCACTTTTACGTGGGCAGCAACAAAGAAATGGCCCGCGAGTTTATCGACGCAGCCGCCATGTGGGCTAAGGCCTTTGATAAAGCCGCCAGCGAAATAGCCGAAGAGGTGTTTGTCGACGAAGGTCAAGAAGGCAAAGAAATTTTAACCTTTGTGATCCACTTTGCCAGCGGTTACAAAATACAAGCGCTCAGCTCAAAACCCAGCAACTTACGGGGCATGCAAGGTAACGTTACTATTGACGAAGCCGCGTTTCACGAGCAGCTCGCCGAGGTACTCAAAGCAGCATTGGCCCTTACCATGTGGGGCGCAAAAATACGTATAATCAGCACCCACAACGGCGACAGTAACCTGTTTAACCAGCTAATCGAAGACAGCCGTGCCGGTAAAAAAGACTACAGCATTCACCGTATCACACTCGACGACGCCTGTGCCGAAGGCCTCTATCAACGTATTTGTCAGGTGCGCGGTGTAACCTGGTCACAACCAGCAGAGGATCAATGGAAAGCCGGTTTACTTAAAGCCACAGCGAGCGAAGAAGACGCCCTCGAAGAATACTTTTGTGTGCCAAAATCCGGTGGTGGTGCCTACTTAAATCGCGCCATTGTTGATAAAGCCATGCGCCCCGAAGGGCAAGTACTGCGCCTGAAAAAAGATAACGCCTGGAACGCCATGGCCGAGCACTTGCGCAGTGCCGACATTAAAGACTGGTGCAATGAAGTACTTAAACCTTTTATTGAACAACTCAACCCAGAGCTACGCCACTGCCTAGGCGAAGACTTTGCCCGTAAAGGCGATTTAACCTGTTTGTGGGTCGGCCAAGTTAATCAAGACTTAAGCCTTGCCGTGCCACTGGCCATTGAGCTTAAAAACATACCCTACCGCCAGCAAGAACAGATTTTGTTTTACCTGATTGACCGCCTGCCCCGTTTTATTGGTGCGCAAATGGACGCCACCGGTAATGGTGATTACCTTGCCGAACAAGCGGTTGAGCGTTACGGCACCGGCTTAGTCGAAGCGGTAAAAATTACCGAAACCTGGTATCGCGAAAACATGCCCCGCATGAAGGCCCACTTCGAAGACTTTACCATCACCATCCCCCGTGATGCCGACATCATGGACGACCTGCGCGCCCTGAAAATCAATACCCGTGGCGTGCCCTGCATACCACAAGGTAAAACCGACCAAAACAAAGACCGCCACGGCGATAGCGCAGTGGCCTGTTGTATGTTGGTGGCCGCCTCGCAAATGGACGGCAGCGAAATCGACTTTACCCCGCTACCCAGCAAGGCCGAACGCTGGGCCGAAAAACAAGACGATGACAACGACAACGATTTTAACCTCAATCAAGCAGGCTGTTTTTAATGGAACCCCCAATGCAAGAAACATTCGAAGTTAATGGCACACGCTACCGTGTGCGCGATAAAGACTTAGCCACCAAGCAAACCGACGACAGCCCACGCATTGCCCAACTGCGCCGCGAGTTTGCCGAGCACCCCAGTAGCGGCCTTACTCCCGCAAAATTATCCGCCATCCTGATTGAAGCCGAGCAAGGCAACATGATTGCCCAGTGTTATTTGGCTGAGGACATCGAAGAAAAAGACGGCCACATCTACGCCGAGTTATTTAAACGTAAAGCCGCACTGGCTGGCGTACCCTTTGAAATACAACCCCCGATTAATGCCAGCGCCCAGGAACAAAAAGACGCCGACAACATCGAGCAAATACTACGAGGCACCATAGGCTGGCACGAGCTTATTTTTAATATGGCCGACGGTATCTTAAAAGGCTTTAGTAATATTGAAATTGAATGGGGGCGTAATCACCAGGGCTTGCATACCCCCAAATCCTTTGAACATATCCCCGCTACGTTTTTTCAGCTGCACCAGCACGACCAGCGCCAAATCGTATTACGTAACGACACCGGCTTTGGTGAACCACTACGCCCCTTTGGCTGGATACAACACCGCCATGCCGCCAAAAGCGGCTACCCAGCGCGCCAAGGTTTAGTGCGCCAGTTAAGCTGGCCCTTTATCTTTAAAAATTACTCAGTGCGCGACTTAGCCGAGTTTTTAGAGATTTACGGCATACCCGCCAAAATTGGTAAATACCCAGCAGGTGCCACCCCCACCGAAAAACAAAGGCTACTGCAAGCCGTACTCAGCATTGGCCACAATGCCGGTGGCATTATCCCCAAGGGTATGGAGATAGAATTTGCCGAGGCAGCCAAAGGCGGTGGCTCTGATCCATTCATGACCATGATGTCATGGTGCGAACGCACCCAATCAAAAGCCATACTCGGTCAAACCCTCACCGCCGAAGCCGGTAATGTGGGCAGCCAAGCATTAGGTAACGTACACAACGACGTGCGTATCGAAATACGTGATCACGATCTCGACCAAATACAAAGCACCCTAAACCGTGATTTAGTAGACCCACTGCACATGCTCAACGGCAAGAGCTACAACGGCGACCCCATGCGTAAACCGCGCCTGGTGTTTGACACCCAAGAGCCCGAAGACATTGCCCTATACAGCGAAGCCATGCCCAAACTCGTTAGCATTGGCGTGCAAGTACCACTCAGCTACGTACAACAAAAACTTCGCATCCCCATGCCAGAAAACGGCGAACCTATTCTGGCTGTTGCCCCTGTTACCCCTGTAGGAGCTGCTTCAGCTGCGAACAAAGATCCAGATAAGGCTGTGGGTGCTAACACCACCGCAGCCCTAAAACTCGCCCTCGCTGCGCTTAAGTCTAATGGCTCGAAGCTCGTCGCTAACAGCTCGCAGCTTGATAATGACGCTGCCGACATCTTCACCGCCAAACTAAAAGCCAAGGTAGGCGAAAGCTTTAGCACCATCATGCAACCCATAGAGCAAATGGTCGCCAATGCCGAGTCTCTCCCGCAGCTGCTCGAAGACCTGCTTGCATTAGAGTCACAGCTTGACGCCAGCGACTATCAGGAAGTACTCGCCCAAGCTTTTGCCGCAGCTGAGTTAGCAGGTCGTTTTGAAGTCAGCGAGGGGCAATAAACTATGAATAGATTAGAACATCTTTTAACGGTACTCATGGAAGAGTGCTGCGAGCTGGCGCAAGACACAGCGAAAGCAAAACGGTTCGGTATCCATGAGCAACGCGACTTGCCAACTTCTAATCATGATCGCATGCAAAAAGAATTTAACGATGTATTGGCCATGATCGAAATGCTCAACGATGAACCTGGATTTAACTTAATCAAGGATCCTGAACTCATTCGCCACAAGCGTGCAAAAGTAGAGAAGTATCTGCTCTATTCGCAAAGTTGTGGCACGTTGAGCGAGGGCAACTAGCATGCGCCTCGCCCAATGGTGTTGGAACTGGTTAATTGTGCCGGTGATCATTCTGCTGATTATCATCGCTGTGCTGCTCAGTGCTTTAAAGCACAAGCTTAAGCGGAGTAAATAATGGCCTTACTCAAACAAATACCCAAAAAAGTAAAACTGGCAAAGTTTCAAAACAAAGGCTGGTTTTTGTTTTGTCCGGTTTACATCGGCAAAAAATCAAGCCTGTGCCCTGACTTAGTCGAGCGTAACTGTGTGCCAGAATGGGTATGGTCTGCCGCCTTAACCCTGTTTGATTTTAACTGCACAGTAATGTGCTGGCTCAATCCTCACTTTGAGCCGATGTTCCCCATCTTGATTACGGGCGAACTTAACTAATGCCCGCCCAATACGGCAACCTCGACTTTAAAGAGTCAACCGACTTTTTTCGTAACAAGCTAAACATGCCCAGCGAACGCTGGGCAGATGTATGGCGCGATCAACACAACCTCGCTTTCATGGTCGCCGGTGCCACCAAGGCCGATTTACTCGCAGACATGCGCAGCATAGTCGACTCGGCCATTGCCGATGGTAAGTCTTTAAACTGGTTTCAAACCCAGTTTAAAGGCCTAGTAAAAAAGCACGGATGGGATCACGCCGGTGATGCCGCATGGCGCGCCAACATCATCTACAGCACCAACATTAGACAAAGCTACAACGCAGGCCGCCACGAGCAGCTGCAAAGCTTTGAATACTGGCGCTATGCCCACGGCGACAGCCTAAGCCCAAGGCCACACCACCAAAGCAAACACGGCTTAATCCTGCCCAAAGACAGCCCATTTTGGCAAACATGGTTTCCGCAAAACGGCTGGGGCTGCAAGTGCAAAGTCTTTGGCGAAAGCCAACGTAGCCTTGAACGTAAAGGCCTTAAGGTCAGCAACGAGCCAGTCATCCCCACCCGCGACTGGACCGACAAAGCCACCGGCGAAGTCCACCAAGTACCGCAAGGCATTGATCCGGGCTTTGACTATGCACCAGGTGTAAAAAGTCAGGCAGCCAAGCTCACCGAGCAACGCGCAACCATCCCGCCTTTGTCCGAACGCCTACCACCTCGCATGGTGCCAAGTGCGTTTAGTACCATACCAGGTGCAGACATTCACGGTTTAAACCGTGTACTAACCGACATGGCAAAAAAGCGCCCAGAGCTTAATCAGGTTGGCAACTTTGTAACCAAATACAATATTAAAACCCTGTTTTTAAAACCCACTGAAATATCACGCAACAGCAAAAAGCATGCTGCATTAGCCGGTCCCATTACCGACTATTTAAATGTGCCGCTTAACCAATCGCACCGCATGTGGTCTGTGCCACCCAGCTGGGCAAAACGAGTCAACGGCTATACGTCTAAATCGTGGCAGCATCTTGTTGTAAAGATGAGTTCAGGTTTAAGCTTTAAAAAGGTAACCAAAATTGACGAGCTGCTTAATGCAGGCGAGGCCGTAATTGCTGCCCATCAGGCTGGTAAATCATTATGGTCAGTGTCGCAGGTTGTGCGCGACTACTCTGCCAATGGCCACAGTGGCGGTGCCATTATTACTTGGCTGCACGAGCTAGGCCACCAAGTGCAATATAAAGCGCTTGAAAAAGGCATTAAAACCCCAGGCAATAAAATTGCTATTACCCGTTATAGCGCAGAGAATATATGGGAATGGCACGCTGAGCACTTTGTAATTTGGGTATTAGCACGGCCAACATTGTTAAAACAACATCCCGATATAGCCAGTTACTTTGACGACATAATGAGACAACTAAATGAATGACCTATTAAGCCGCGCACTGGCGGCACAACAGCCCGACAGCGAGCAGCTGCAACAGGCAATACAATTGTTAAAACAAGACATACCAGGCAAAGACAAACAACAGCGCCTGCAACAACTTGCCGATCAAGCCCCGCAACACGAGCAAAGCCATTTTAACGACTTGTTTGATTCTTTAGCCCGAGCACAGCTCAATGGCCGGTAGTTTTATTCAAGTCAATGTCACTGGCACCAAGCAGCTCACCGCCTTACTGAATAAGTTTATTCAGCAAGGTCAAAACCTAGAGCCAGCGTTTAGAGAAATAGGCGAATACCTCATCGAGTCACACCAAGAGCGCTTTAGGCTTGAGGTTGCACCCGATGGCGAACTATGGGAACCACTCAACCCAAACACCATCGCTAAAAAAGGCAACGACCGCATCTTGCGCGACAGCGGCACCCTAGCCGATACACTGGCCTATCAGATATCAGGCGACCAGCTAGAGTTTGGCACTAATCGCGAATACGCAGCCACCCACCAATTTGGCCGCGAAGCCGACGGCATACCCGCCCGCCCCTTTTTAGGTTTATCCACCGGCCTGTTTAACGACGGCGACGAGATAATCGCCATACTTCAATCCCATTTGTTAAGTTAATCAGAAAACGCCCTCAAACCGCCGCTAAACGATTTTAAGGCGTATCTGGCACATTGGCTTGCATTAAAACCACTTGAACGATTCTGAGATGATTTAAACAGCAACTAGCGCAAACGGTAATCGTATAAAAGCCTAACGTTTAAAAGTCATAGTGAAATACCGAGTGATCGTGTATTTTGATCGGGCGCAACTACCACCCCCAACCCACCCGAATATCCCTAACCCAGACTAAACCCCGCTAACCTTTGCCCTCGTCATAATGGGGGCTATGAAAAAACACCCCATACATTCCAGCCTTGTTTTAGGCCTTGCAGCGTTAACCGCTAACTCAAATGAGTTAGGCATTGCCGCTTGCTCGTTTGAAATCAG